TATCAGTTTTCCGAGTTCTCCGGGATAACGCCGCTCGAAGTCCTCTTTGTTCCGCGCCAGTTGATCGCCAAACGACATGTTCGAAGCGATATAGCTGTCAATGTATTGCTGCCCCGGGTTGTCGGGGATTGCGGCAAGCATGTCCGCCGGCACGCCAGACTTGCTAAGAAAGCCCTTCGCTTGCTGCACAGACTCCGGCGTGTAGCCGTTTGCCTGCACAAACTGCGCAGCCTGCAGGTACAACGGCTTGAACTTGTCGGCGGACTCCAGAGCCAGCTTGCGACCCTCGGAACCTAGTTTGGCAATCTCCGCATCCGCGCGCCGCTGCTTCATGCCGAGTTCGTGCGCGCCTAGCGGGTCAATCTCCATCATCCCGGAGATGAACTTGCCCATGTCGCCGCCTGACGTGCGCACAAGGTCCGCAAGGCGCATCTGCTTCTGCTGCTCGCGCTGCGCCTGAGCCAGTTGCATCTCCTGCATCTGGCCTTGCCCAATCAGGTTCTTCAGCGTTAGCGCATTGCCGTAGGCGCCGAAGTAGTCAACCGGCTTCTGCGGCTGGAGATTGAGGACGATTGACGGATCGATAGGCATCGTCCTCTCCTAGAGATTAAGTCCGGGCGCCGAGAACGGCCCTGACGTGGGCGCGTTTGGAACGTTTCGCAAAGACACGCCGCGGTTGCCGACGCCCAAACGGTCAAGCATGGACTGCTGCATATACATGTTGCCCACGTTGCTGAAGGCATTCCCTAGCGCATTCGCCCCGCCCACCATGCCCGCCGCTCGCGCATTTCCGCCCTGCGTGAGCAGATCCGCAATCGTGCCGGCAGACTGTGCGCCGAGTTGTGCGCCGCCCATTGCTGCCGTCTGCCCTGTGCCTGCCACGCCTGCCAACTGGTTGTAGCGTTGCGCCTGCTCGCCCAATCGGAACATGCCGCGCTCGTTGAACTTCGTGCTGCCGTAGTCGTTGCCGAACTGGATCAAGTCGCGCATCGTCTTGGTTGAGAACAGATTGCCTCGCGCCGCTGCGCCCTGCTCCATATTCGCCCGACCCTCGCGCAGTCCAAACTGATAGCCAGGATCGTTAACCAGTTCCGTGCCGTCGAATGGTTGATAGGACGAGATGAGCGAGGAAAGCTTATCGAGCGCCCCGTACCCGGCCTTGCGGTAGGGCGCCATATCTTCGCGCCCGAGTTCGAACTGCCTGCGATTCTCGGCAATGCCCGCATAGGTGCCTTCTAGCTGCGTATCCGCCGCCTTGTCTGCTGCATTGGCTTGCAACAGTCCGCCGGCCAACATCGTGCCGCCGCCAATAAGTGCCGTTTCAATGCCCATAGGTGTACCTCGTTACTCCGTTAGCGCGCCCGGACTCGACGAATCCCAGGCGCCGCACAAATGCTTCTCCGGCTTCGTTTCCGGTCGTTACAGTCGTTTCCGCCCGCCCATGCTCTGCCACTACCCGCGCGAGCGTGGAACGCAGCACACGCCGCGAGAGCCAGCGCCCGAAGCCCTCGGGACGGATGCAGGCATGCACTTCAGCGCCACGCATCAGCACCGCTCCCACAATCCGCCCATCGACCCGCACAGGCTCCACGCTCCAGCCCTGCATCGCTTGGGCGAACTCGTCATAGCCAATCGGCCATCGGTCGCGGCAGGACTCCCAGGCGGCCTGCAATGCTTCGTGGCGTTCATTCGTAGTAAGCACGAAAATTTATGCTGCACCAGATAACCTGCGAAGCCGTCGCAGTGCCGACGATGAACTTTGCAACGCTGGCCACCCACTGCCCGGGATGTACGACCACGGGTGCGTCAAAGTCGATATCAATTGCCTCTGCCGGCGCGCCAATCGCCGCGCCCACAAGCCACGAATGCAGCCCGAGCGGGATACGCCTCCACGCCTTCGCGGTGCCGGTCGCAAACGATGCAGACTCGCCTTGTGCCAGTGATGGAATAGTCGCGCCCGTGGCACCGAATGCCAGCGACCATGAAAGAATGCTTGCCGTCGTCGCGACCGCCGCGCCGATGTTCACGGCGTCAATGCGCACGCCCGTGATGACTAGATTCCGCGGCGACTGGTTGATGCCGCCCGTGGGGTTCTGAAACGCCGTGATGAGGCCATCGATGCCAGCCACCGCGGCCACAATGCCAGCCTGCCCGCCGAGGCCCGTGGCAATGGCTGCGGTCTGTGACAGCGCCGCACCTGTAACGACCGTCGCCGCCGCAGCGTTCGGATAAAGCGCCGTCGTACCCATCGTGCCGCCGTTCTGGCCCTGATACGCCATCAGCCCTTGCGTAGCCATCTGATACGACCACGGCTTAGACGTATGCAGATCAAGCAGAGACACCGTCACATCCGACACGCGCATGGTGTTCGTATTGGCCACCGCGCCCGTGTTGTACTTCATCATGTACGCTGGCAATGATCCCGTAATGAACGGCGCCCCGTTCGAAGCCGGCATGATCTGCGTACCCAACAGCCCATCATCTAGCCAGTATTCGACCGACTGCTCACCGATGACAATTACAGCTTTGTACAGGTCGCTAGTCGTGATCTGAGCCAGCGTCCGCAGCACGCCCGTTTGCGTCGTCACGCCGTTGAAGCGCAGTTCGCCAATCAAGCCCGCGGTAGTCAGTCGAAGCCATACGCCGTCGGTCGGTTCCGTCGTCGCTGCCGTCGGAAGCCCGAGGCCCATCAGCCACACTTCGTTGGTGACGAGCGCCGCCGTGAACTGCCCGAAGGTGAACTCGACCGACAGAGGCGCCGTCCCGATCAACGGGAAGTATTGGAACGTCCGCATGAATGCGCCATGCGCGTTCGTCGTTCCCTGCACAACCGAGAAGTTAACCGTACCCGCGCCAGGCTGTGCCGCTGTCAACGTGTTGAACGTGTACGACCACAGCGCCGTATTTTGCGCCGCCGCATTGAACGAATCGGTGAACAGCACCGTGTCAATGCCAACGCGAAGCCGGAAGTCAATCGAAGTTTCCGGCGCTTTCAGCGTGCGAACCCCGGTATACGTTCCAGAGTCGTTTTCGCTATGGATCGCGACGTTTCCAGCCTGCGAGGCGATCAGCGGGAGATTGACCTCAAGATTACCGTTTGCGTCTAGCGGCGCCCCGATCGTGATAGACATTAGTTGCGCACCCAGTGAACGGCGTATTGCCCCCAAGTCTGATCGGGGCAGTAACCGCGGATCTCAAACCCGACGCCTGCCGTAATAGCGCCCGGGAGAAGTTGCACATTGCTGATTAGCGCCTCGTCCGCCGAGTGATCCGCCGTCGCCGCGTATTGCAGCGAAACCGTCACCTCCGACGCCGCGCCGATGCCAGCATCCGCAACAGACACACTCGCCACGTCCGTCTCGCTTGTCGGCGATCCGCCGAAGTCGATAGTTGCCGTGCCGCTGGCAATTCCGCCGCCCCCAGGAGGCGCCGCCCATGTGCCATCGGCTCGCAAAAAGTTCGCCGTTCCGCCACCGCTGGCCGGCACGATGCCGTCATCGGCCGAAGTAAACAGCGTGGCATCTAGCGTGACCGGCCCATTAGCGCCGCCGTCGGTAATGCTGATGGCGTTGCCAGCCGTTAGGACGCGCTCTGCCGACAGCCCGCCATCTAGTGCCAGCGTGACGTATTGCGCGCCGCTCGGGGCGCCAGGCGTGACCGTAGAGGCTATCGTCACGGTTGTGCCCGGGCCACCGTCCGTAATGCTGATGCCAGAGCCCGCCGTCAGCACTCGTTCGGCAGTCAGACCGGCATCAAGCCCGAGCACGACATAGGAGGCACCAGTCGGCGCTCCACCGCCCCCGCCGCCACCGGCATTGACCGCGTTAGTCAGTCGCCACGCCCATTCGTACCAAGCCCGATCCCATTGGCCGGAGGAAGTCCCGATAGGCTGCGTCTGAGTCGGGAGATAGACGCTCATGCCGCCTCCATAAACGCACCGATAAACACAGCCTTGACCGGGTCAGTCAGGGACACTTCAAACAGCCAATCCCGCGCCCAGCCGAGGCGCCGAAACACGGCGCGCTCCTGATAGACGCCCTGCTTGCCAATCGGGCGCCACAGTTCATTGCTCCACGTGTGCCCACCGTCCTTGCTGGTGCGAAGCCGCAATTGCGGGTTCTCGCCCGCACCCGTGACCGTCCCGACGCCCATCTCCATGTCGATCCACATTTCCGACACGCTCATGGGATCTCCGCGGAAGATGTGCCGACCCACAATCTGCCGCTGCACCGCCTGCCCGTTCTCGGTGTAGATGTACGGGTCCTGCCGATACAGCGCGCCGCTCGAGCGGTCGGAGACATACATCGCATTGCGGTAGTTGACCGCAATCTCACCGATGTGCATGCCACCGTCTGCCGACTCCAGTTCGGACCACGCTTGCGAGGCAGCGTCATACAGCCAGGACTTGCCCGCGCTCGGGAAGCTAATTTCGTACATCGGATGCCCGCCGAGCATGTACGAATACGCCGTCGCGTTTTCCGTCGCCGGATAGTCGTTTATCAAATAGTCCATCTCCGGAATCGAGATTGGCACCACCTGATAACCATCCAGCCGGCACACTTGAACTTGCCCCTGCTGATTGCGCCCGAGGAATGCACACGTCTGCCCAAGCCGCGCAATGGACTGACGAGCCGCAAGGCCCCACTGCGCCGCCGCCGAACCCACCCAGGCATACGGCTGCGCCGCGTCCGCCGTGGTCGCCCAGAATTCCACAGTCGTCTCGCCGAACAGCAGCAGATTGCCGTTCTGTGCGTACACCGCAATGAGTTTGTCCGGGTTAGCCTCTGCCGTCGCCCGGTTGAGGCTCGGCCATGTGTCGGCGTACAAGTCAGACCATGCAATCTGCCCAGTGCCCGGGACCTCGACAATCATTCGGCCGGACAGGAAACAGCACGTAGTGGCCCCGTTCGGAAAGTCCGCATCCGCAATCGTGCTGAAAACGTTCGTGTTGACGTTGTAGTAATACCCCGCCGTCCCGTCCACCATCAGGATGCGCGTGCCGTCGTCGGCCATGTTCACGCGGCCGCTCGAGGTGCCAAACGTCCCGAGTTCCGTAATCCCTGACGCGGCGTTGATGCTGTAGAACTTATCGAACTGCGCCGCATACAGCAGATCGGACACAGACACGGTATGCATGCCGCGGATCGGCGTTGCGCCCAGCGACACAAACGGCGCCAGGCCCGGAGTCGGGAAGTACGCCACGCGCGTCTTGTCCTGCTCGAACTGGATTTCGGCGTACAAGTTCACGCGCCGCTGTGCAGTCACGTTCGGTGACTTGCCCTGCACGCCGAGTCCGAACAGTTGAATTGGCTGCGTCATCGGTACGTGTCCGAATAGACGTTGTAAGCGAGCGAGTTGTACAGCAGCGCATAGTCATACTTCAGGAGTTGATCCTGCCGATTGAGCCGCTTCAGATTGCCGAGCGACAAGTCCGCCTGCCGCTGAATGTTCGGGGTTACCGGCTTGCCGTAGTCGTCGGCAATCTCGACAGCCAGATTGAAGATGAGCGCCCGCGCGTAGCCCGGAGGCAGGTTGATCGCGTCGTTATAGGTGGCGAACGACTGCACCTGGGCGAACGTGTCGAGATAGATATCCATCGCCACGCTCGGGATCGGGTACAGCGTGACGTTCCCGACCGGATACTCGCGGTCATAGAACAGCACCATCGGAATGCCGCCCACCGTCTTGTACGGGATGCCATCGAACTGCACCCGATCAATAGGCCGGATCGGGTAATCGACGTTTTGGTATCTCGCGAAAGCGTTCACGATCTTGACCGGGCGCGTAGCGTTCCACGTCTGCCCCGTGCCGATTGCGTACGTTCCAACACCCGCCGTTGCGGCGTAGCTTTGCTGTTCAATCGTGTAGACCGCGAGCGACTGAGTCCACCACGAATCGAGCAGACCGTTGATAGCATCAAGCCCGCTCTGCATGTCGGCATCGGTCAGCGTCTCTTGCGTGCCGATCACGACAAGCTTGCCGAGCGCCGCTCGGATCAGATCGCCGACCGTGTTGTATGCCATTACGCCACCTTGCGCGGGCGACCCGGGCCGCGACGGATGACCGCCGGCTCGTTCGCTTCTTCCGGCACATCGCCCGCCCATTCGGCAAGCTGCGCCAGTTCTCCGGCCTCGTCCTCAACGACGACTTCCTCGCCGTTCGGGCCGTAAATCATCTTTGGGTACTCGAGGAACATTTGCGCTCCTAGTTGCCGGAGAAGGCTTGCGCCCTCCCCGGCATAACGCCATTAGTCCGGCGTAGTGGGCGAGTTATTGATAACGCACCAGTCAATCCGCGTGGTCGCAGTCGCGTTGGCCGTGCCGTAGATCGTGAACGATCCCGCAGCAGGCACAACACGCTCCACACGCAGCAAGGTGGTGTCCGCCGTGGTCTGCGCCACGACGGCCATTACGAAGCTACTTGCGGTGACGTACGGATTGGTGATGACGACAGACGACGCGCCGGCCGCGATAGCGCAGGAGCCCTTCATTGCGTTCGCAGTGGCCGCACCCGTAGTCGGTACCGCCGTGCTGTTGACCGCGATACCTTGGGCGATCATTGCCGCTTCCGTAGACGCCGGAAACTCGCAAATCTGCCCTGCCGGGTAGCCCGAATATGCCTGGTTGAGAAGAACAGTCATGTTCGTGCCTCCTTACACCGCAGCGATGACAGCGAGTTCGGGGTACGTTGCCGCCCATCCGAACAAGATGTCAAAACGCATGATGTAGTTGTCGTTTACACCGTCGTAAAACTCGGTGACCTTCATATTGATGCCGCGGTGCGACTCTTGCGCCACGCCGATGACGCCCTTGCCCGAAGGCGGCGCGTAGAGCGGCACAGTTGCCAGCGTGAAGGCATCACGGTGATAGGCGACGTTACAAGCGTACGCAGCCAGGTTGCCTTGGAACACGTTTAGCGCGGCGTTGTTGGCCGGAGAAGCCGTCACGTTCTGGAAGGCGCCGGAAGGCGTCAGAGCGGGCGCGATAGGAATCGACGTAGCCGCGGCAGCCACGTCCGCCGTCACGGTGAACTGCGCAAGCACGCCGGTGGACTGGCGAGACTGCGGGTTAACCGCAAACACGTTGGCGAAGGTGATCTTGCTGCCACGGGTGATCGTGCCCGTGATCGCCGCACCGTTCACAGTGATGGTGGAACCGGATTGCCCGGCACCGTTCACCGCGTTAGCCGCCGTCGCCGGCTGCGTGCCCGGCGTATGGTTCACGACGTTCTGATCCATGCTCACGTTAAAGCCGAGAGCATCGACGACCATGCCGCTGCCATACTGTTCCGTGACCTTGGACTGCGAGTTGAACAGCCCGGCGAGACCTTGAATCATGCCCGCGTTAAGCGCCGGATTCATGACAAAGGACCGCTGCCGATCACGAGGCGCCGCCATCTCGTCGAGACGCTGGCCCACGTTCGTGAAGAACTGCAGCGCTTGCGCTTGCGTGGTCGGAACCGCGCCAGTACCGGCCGGCGACAGAATCGCGTTATACGAAGCCGTGCGCGCAAGGTCGAGCCCTTGCCGGTCGATTTCGTTAGCAACAGTCGCCATGGCACCCATGAGCATGGGTTCCATCTGCGCAATGCTGAGAGTGCGTTCCTGAGAGTTGAAGTTCAGGTCCGTGCCGCCCTGCGTCAGCGTCAAAGGCACAGTGGTTTGAATGGTCGCCTGCGGAACTGCCACGCGACCCGCGCGCCACGTATACCGAGGCGGCCGCTTGATGTTGATAGTCTGCCCAGGCGCATAACCGCGGGCCATGTTCGAAGTGAATTCACTTTCCCAAGAGCGGTTCACGCCCTTGGCGAAATTCAGC